AGTTGTTGACCTAATCCTCTGGACCGCCCGCACAATAGGAGAACTGATATGAGAATCACTCACCCTGACGAGGTAGCCAGCGAGGCGGTACGCCGTGGTGCTGACAAATGGTTCCATGAGCGCCTTCGCACCTTGGCCGGACGTGCCATGTGCATTAAAGGTCGTCCAAACGGGGATCACGTCAACTCGCCAGTCGTAGCGATGCGAGTTGCTAACCGCTGGCCGATGCGTGGCTCCGTCATGCTTACTCTTGAGAACGACCAGAGGTTTCGGCTCTATGCGACCAAAGGCCGTGGACTTCGATTCAAGGTCAAGGAGGTCAACTGACATGAACATGACCGATCCGAACCTCGTCGAAATTGACGGCAAGTTCTACAAAGAGGCTCAGCACCTCACAACCGGCGACAGGAAGCTATTCAATTCAGGCATCGGAGACGAAATCTGGACAGTCGTCAAGCCAGCCGAGGTAGCAGACGGGGGCCACGCGCCAAGGGCCGTCGATGTGACCTTTCGTCACGAAAACGGGCAGCACCACTACCCCGTTTGGAGCGTCGGACAAATTATCCAACTGGAGGTCAACTGACATGAATATCACTACACCGACCGGCGGCGGCGAGGTCATCAGCAGCAAAGAAGATCTCATCGTCTACATGAATCAGGCTGGCATCTATATCGAACAGCAGTACGACCTGCCGCTCTCACAAAAGTGGGACGACAACATCTACTCCTTTGTTCGATCCGAACACAACTGGCTTCGCTTCGACCGCCCACGACGCATGTGGTTTAACGGTTCCAGCTTTGTCTGCGAGATGCGACCATTCCAAGACAAGCACCACCGCGAGAACGGCACCGGTGTCGTAGCTCGATGGTCGTCTCGCTACCAACAACAGGAGGTGACAGCCTGATCCACACTATAGAAACAATCGAACGGGCCGCTCCTTCGGGGGCGGCTCTTTCGCGTCTACACCAAAGCGTACTCTGGGAGATCAGCTTCCATACGTTGCGCCTTGCCACCAATCGAGTAGCCACGCAACTCACCGGCCTTCACCATGTCCCAAGCCCACGGCTCCCAAATCACACCCATAAAAGGAGTGTTAGCTGGGAACGCATATTTGGTGACGCCTTCACCGGGAACCGCCAACGCTGTTTCGATCGGCATGGGCCACGTCAACATTTCGACCATTTCACCCGCAGCTTTCTCGGAGTGCTGGAGATAGATCGTCCGGTCACCCGAACGCATCCAATCCCACAACGCTTTCTGCAACGTGTCGTCGTCAGTAAATTCGCCGTGAGCGTCTTCTATTCCTGGGACATAAACCGGGGCGAGAGTGAATCGTTGCTCATCAGCTTTCGCAACCGGCAACGAACCGCTCATCGCTTTCACCATTGCTAGCGAACGCGTACGAGCTTCCATTTCGTCTTCGATCACGTCGTGGCAAACAGCCATACCCTCAGTGATGGTTTCCTGATTGTGGAGTGAGTCGTGCCAGCCGCCGAGTTCTTTGTCTGCGGCGTTCGTGACGCGCCGATCAGCGAACGATTCGATTTGAGCGAGTCGAGCTTCCGCCATTTCTGAGGTCGCGTAGCAACCAAACGAGCGACCCGTTTCAGAACGAACGCAATACTGACCATCTTCAAGCCGAATCACTTTACGCATTGAGCGACGGTACCTAGGTTCGTCGTCAGCCATTTCCATCGGAATCAGGATCGGGGCTTCGTCGATGTTCTCCAACATGATCGCTTCTTTCATGTGGACGATTTCCATAAGCGGTGCCAGTAACGGCGCGCACTCTGGATGATCGAGCATGAGGCGGTACGCCATGAGGAGATGTGTCATCGCGTCTTCGCCGCCAGCAGTGTTGCCGTAGTCTTTTTCTTCTCGATCCCAGCCGTACCCTTTCGTGAGTACCGATGGAGGTTTTTCGTTTTCGTCGTGGACGCGTTTCCATGCGGCGAGGACTTTGCGTTTCACGCCAGCGATGGCATCGCTCGGTAGCTGAACACGGTTTCCCATGAATCCTCCTGGGCTGAGTGCTGCGACAGCGCGCCCAACTTGGGTCGGTGTTTCTCGTTCTTCGAGGTTGTCCCACAGACGGAGTTTCCAGGTGGATGTTTTTTCTGGGTCTGGGACGTAGGCGAATGCGGCGGCGGGGAAGTCCTCGCCATCTTCGCGTTTTGTTTCTGCTTTGGAAATGTCGGCGGTCATCTCTCCAGGGTAGCCGACAAAAGAATTTAGAGAAATGTAACGAATTAGGTTGCCAGGGGTGCCCCTGTGTGTATAATGGGGGTATGGAAACCACCGCCACCAGAGCAGAAGCCCCAGAAGTTGCGACTGACAAAGCAATCTCTGAAACATACGGCGTAAAAGCAAAGGCATACAACGAACTCCGCAAAGCAGCAAAGTACGGATGGGACACCACCCAAGTACAAGCAGCCTTCGACGGAGCAAGCGCCCTCTACGAAGAAGCCAACAGCGCCTACACCGGCTGGGACCGCTTCTTCTTGGTACCCGGCGGCCACATCCACTCCTCCATGCACTGCTCAACCTGCAACCGGATGACGAACGGCTGGAACTCAGTCGCAACAACCTTCGTATGGTTGACTGATCTGTCCGGCTTGGACATCGAAGCCGCCATCAACGAATACGGCTCGATCCTCTGCACCGTCTGCTACCCAGACGCCCCGGTCGAATACACCAACGGCACCAACAAGCAAGACGCAGATATGAAAGCTCGCAAGCAAACACAAGCAGCGCTTCGCAAGGCTCCAGAGTTCAAGGCTTTCAACCGCAACTTCGAGCGCATCAGCGGAGGAGTGGCGATGATCAACCGGGCACACGACTTGCTGTTCCCAAAGGCGAGCAACAGATCCGCATACACCCCTGGAATCCTCAGCCCAGAGACGGTCGCAAAATCCAACGAACTGCGAGCCGAAGGTCAAGCCTTGATCGCCAAGTGGACAGCGAAGTTCGAGGAAGCCCGAGACGCGATCCTTCCGGTCATCGAAGAACTCGGAGTCCAAGCAAGCGACGTGAACACCGACCCATCCGAAGCGCGGTGCACACTCCCCTCACTGTAGAGAAATTTGCTGGGTCATTCTTTCTGCTAATACGATCCCGATTCATTAACTTCTTTGCAGCGTGGACATTGAATACGCCAAGGCGAACTCACCATCAACGCAAGTTTTTTGCTGCACCACCCGCAACGAATGTTGGTACGGGTATCGCGCAAGTGCTCCGGTATCCGGGCCGCCTCCGCGTAGGCGTCAATTACGTTAGGACTCTGAGGGTCTGGTAGTTGCACGAGAAAACTGCTCGTTCTTGTCCGTCACGTTCCAGGTAGAACGGTGATTGGATTCCGTCAGCGCGCAGATACCGCACGCCTGACAGAGATTCGTTGTCGATTAGCTGCATCTTTTTGTAGATATCTTCGGCAAGTCCTGACGCATCGGAATAGGCGGCAGCACGAATAATGGTTTGGACTCGTGGCCGTGTGTACGCCGGGAGCGACGACCCACCCATCGCCTCAACTGCGCTCTGTCCGCCTGTCTCGATGATGCCGACACAGGTGTCAGGTGTCTCAGGTAGGCGACCAAGAAACAAGTTGGTACCCAACACCAGTGTGGTGTGAGTCACATTGGCGACAAGGTACGTGCCGATCTCAGGTAAGAAAGCCATGTCACTTCCTCAGTAGATCCATGCCAGCGGCAACGAGTCGGCTAACGAAACCTTCGGGCCAGTTTTGGGTCTCTTGATCGAATGGGTATTCAAGATATTTGGGGCCACCAAATGTTGTGTCGCCTGGTTGTGTTGGGCCTGACCCTGAACGGCCTCCTACCTTTCGTTTTCCTGGTGGCTTAGGTGGATGCCACAGCTTCATGTTCTCGTGCTGAACGAGCGCATACGGGGCACTGGGACCGCCGTAGCTGATTGACGCTTCGATAGTGTCGCCTTGTCGTTTCGGATGGCTAATGTCCTGGCTTGCTCTCAAAGGGCCTTCGTCTACAGGCACCATTTCGTCGGCCTGACCAGCGATATCGACAATCGCAGTTTCTACCGCTCTGAGCATTGCTAGGTCAGCGTCGATCTTCGCTTTGCTTAACTCGTCGATGACTTCTTGGACGCCTGTTAGGTCATGCCTGATCGGGCCGGACGCCATATCAACCCTTTTTCGATTTCGTGCCGACATAAACAACTTGGGCGACTTGGCCTAACGGATCACGTTTCGTGTTCACGCGAACGATTGGTCGTGTCTCCGATATCGGTGACGGCAACGTGATTTGGCTATCCGTGTCAACCGCTATCGTCGCGTTCGGTATGTAAGCGATGTAATCCACGTCCACGAGATTCTCGTCAGCAGTCCGGCGAGCTTCCTCCACACGAAGAATGTAGGCGTCGTACGTGGTAGCTCCGCCGGTGTAGGTTCGCTCACCGTAGTCATTGACTGTGGACGTGGTACGAATTTCTACTGTGTCCGGTGTCATGTTGACTTTCAGGTCAGTCATGAACTGTTGTGATTGGGCTGCCATCAGTCAACCGATCCAGCGCCGTAATTGCTGATCACCTCGTCAGCACCGCCACGATTGTTTGTCCACTGCCCACGAGAGAAGAATGGCTGAACGATGTTGCTGTTGTCCTCATCTATCGCTTTGTCGGAAACTGTGATGCCGCCAGCGTACGGAGTTGGAGTATTGCCCTCCCGTGACGCTTGCTGGTAGAGGAGCTTGGCTTGTTCCCTGGCGTTCGTCGCCTTCTGGAACATGTCAACCTTCAGATCCCCCACGGCTTGATCTGCGAGGCGACTGAACTTCGACGCTATAGCTACCATCACCCGATACGACGACTCGTAGAGAGCCGTTGTGGCGGAGTCAGAACCAGTGACCTGATTATTTGTCCAAGCGATTTCCTCATCGTTGATGAGTTGATCGTTCGTGTCCGTGTCGCCCGTCAGGAAACGAATTGAATCGCGAGCGTTAGTTGCCGGATCACCGGAATAGGTCCAAGTCATGCGCCGTAGAACACCGATCCGACGTGAGTTCCAGCGCCACTCAAATCAACATAAATTCCGGTGGTGCAACTCACTCCGCCGGGGATTCGATAGTTCGCCGATTCGTTAGCGGCCAACGTCACTTGGTAAATCAGGTCACCGCTCGCTGTTGAGTTGTTGTCATAGATTTTGATGGTCTTCGCACCGGTCGAGGTGAAGCAGCCACCAAAAAAGATGCAATCGCCATCGAATATGGCAATGTCAACGTCAGCTACCGCAGCGACAGTCGCAGCGTATGGGGGAGGGATACTTGGCATGGTTCTCCTATGCGTTCCAGTGAGCAAAAATGGTGCCCTGTTGTGTGCCGAGACTTACCGCGGTGACTTCAACGAACAGGCCGTTAGGGCAAGATACCCCGCTGCCGTAGTTCATGTTCACAGCGTCACCGGTCAGAATTGTTTCTTCCATGACAAGCGTTCCCGTGTTGTCTGTCCCATCAAACGCTTTGACGATCACTGACGTTCCCGCTCCACTATCACAAGTGAAACAGCCACCTATGAATAGAGCGCTATTGCTGGTCACCGTTCGGCTAGTCGTGAATTGTCGTCTGCTGGCTGGGTACGGTTGAACTATTCGGGCCATGTCACGTGTTCCAGTGGGCAAGAATTGTGCCCGTTTGATTTCCAGCGCCGCTTTCGAGCACTTCGACGAACAAGCCGTCAGGACATGCTACGCCGCTGCCATAGTTGATGTTTTCGGACGCATCCTCAGCGATGGCTTGCTGATAGACGAGCGTTCCAGTGTTGTCAACGCCGTTGAACGCTTTGACCACTATTGAGCCAGTACCGCCAAGAGTGCTGGTGTCGAGAATTCCTTCGGTCACACTGTCCAGAGTAAAGCCGCCAGTTCCGCAAGTAAATACGCCACCCATAAAGATCGCGTTGTTACGAGTCACCACCACGTCATTTACGAATTGTCGCCTGCTTGCTGGATAAGGCGGAACAACTCTAGCCATGTGCAGTCCTTACGAATAGATAGAGGGCCGGGCCGGAAGTGCCGACCCGACCCTCTGATTGCGTTTACTCGTAGGGTGGGTCTACGAGGTGACGTTGCTCAGGAAGTACCCGAGCGCTGAGGAAACAATTTTCGTATCCCAGGCAGCCTCAATTTCGATGCGGTCAGCTTTCCGTTCTTCAATACGGAAGCGACTGATCGCTGATGAGGTACCCATACCGGAACTGATTCCGTTCCAAACCATCGTGTAACCCGCTGAGGGTTGCATCAGGCCAGGACTCGCCGGGGTGTAGCAAAGCAACACGTCTTTGTCACCGATCTGGCTGTAAGAAGCGGTTGCTCCTTCAGCAGCGGTGTTGTATGTGCCAGCCATAACCAGTACACGGTCAACATTGAACAAGCGAGCGAGAAGATCTTCACTCACTGATTCCATTGACGTGTATTTGATCCGGTCGATGATGTCTGCGTTGTCCATCAAAGCGGAGAACACTTTGTAGCTCATGACGACGGTGTTCGGCACGTAGCCGGTCGCCGACAATACGGTGTTCTTGCCAGTTTCGATGTTCGCAATCGGTGTGGAGTTCGCAGCATCCCACAAGACACCCGGAACGATATCAGTGTCCCAGATACCAGTAGTGAAAGCTGAGGCAGCCCATTCGACTTCTTGACGAATCAGCATTTGCTGAGTCAGGAATCGAGTGGCATCCATGTCCATGTCGAGCGGCGCATCAGCGTTCGCCCGAGTCTGGTCACCAATGTCTTTGTGTAGTGCGAACACCTCAGCCGCGTAGGTTGCGGTACTCAGCGAGTAACCGGTTCCTGCGGACTGTGTTCCGTCTGCACGTCGTTGTACTTGGTCACGGAAAAAGTCAGCCTGCGAATACGTGAAGTATTTGTCAGTCTGCTTGTTCACCGAAACCTGTGGGAATGCCCTAGAGGAAACGAATGCGTACGCTTCCTGCATGTAGGCGACACTCATGTTGGTGAGGATCGCGTCTACGTGGACGTCTGTTGAGGTGGGCTGTGGCATTGGTCAGTCTCCTTACGCCGCGCGGCCGTTTGTGATATTGACAAACGCCGTGAATGTTTCGCCTGCGGATGCTGCACCAATCGCTTGACCACACACATAAACAGTGGTGTCGGTTCCAGCAACAATCGCGTCGGCTTGTCCATCGGCGGAAGTGCCGAGAACATCGCCAGCAGCAATGGTGCCATCAGCGCTCATCTTTGAAAGACCATGCGTTGTGACGATTGCTTGTTGCCCAGCGGTCGGGTTGTTTTGAAGAACCCCGATTGGTTTATCCGTGATCGCTGCACAAACAGTGACCTGAGTCGCTGATTGCAGCTTCACGAAATAGTATTGACTACTCGACAGATCAGCATAAGCGGTAAGTTCACCGAACGCTGACTGTTGACCTTCGTAGGCCGCCATCAGGCACCCCTCTTTTCGTTGATGTATTCGTCATAGAGCGAAGGGTTACGCTCGGCAACAACCGAGATCGCCTTAGCTATGTTTGAGACTTCGCCAGCATCGACGAGAGCCTGTGCGGCTTTCTCGATTCGTCCGAAGGCATCCATCGCGCCATCTTCGTCGCCTTCAGCCCCAAGCTCGGTAAAAATACCGGCCTCGGAAAGTGCAACGCTAGAAGCGCTCAGAATTTCTTCAATCTCTTTGGCGACCTCTTGGTCGGCGGCACGAAGGCGCACAAGGACCTTTGCAAAGTCAACTGGATTCAAGCCAGGAAGAATTGCCCATTGGTGAGAAGCGGTAGCCGCTTTCTCCAATTCTCGTTCTTGAACGAGTTCGCGGTGCGCTTCTTTAGCTAGGTCCAATTCCTTTTTAAGATCAGTGAGTTCCTTCTGCACCTCTGTTTGGTCGGGGCCGTCAACTGACGCGGCAACAGGAGTCGCTTCTGTTTCCATTTCTGGAGCAGCTTCAACTTCCGTAGCTTCTTCAATTACGTCCTCGACCTCTGGAGTGGCAGTTAGTTCCACGTTGTTCTCCTGGGAGTCGGGTTCAATAATCTGATCGAGCGTGCTGTCGAGATCTTCCTCTGACTTCATAACCATCCAGCCTTCGTGCAGATGCGCGGGATGATCCACGCCTGACGTTTCTTTGATGGTGAGTTCAGTCAGCTTAGTTGATTGCGCCATAACGCCTCCGAATGCAGACATCTGGCATGGTAGCCGCGCTGGTACCCCTACCCCATGTATCTATTTGGTGAAAAGAATTTGGAGAAATACCCCACATTCAGTTGCAAGGGGCACCCCTGCGTGTATAGTGGGGGCATGGCAACAACCACTTACCTCAAAACCTTCTTCGCAGAAAAAGGTCTGAACGACCGCCTCTACGAAGTAGAAGCCCCAAACGGCGACGTGCACTTCATCACCACCGACATAGTGATCGAGCACATCTTCGCAGCGAGCAGCGACGAGCAAACCAAAATCGCAGCCATCATCCGCAAGATCGACTTCCACAACGGCGACGTACACCACTTCCTCACCCACCTGGCAACAGGCCTCGCAGCAAACCACGCAGAGCAGAGCGCATGAGCCGAAGCACCTAACCGCAAGACCACAAGGAGCCTTGAGTCGGCTAAGGACCGGCAGCCAGGAGCAAGACCTGGCAAGGCACGACAGCAATCAAAACCAAACAGGAGGAACTGTCAAAATGTCAGTGTTAACAACAAACCAAAGCAATATCGAAATGCGAACCGTTGAAGATCTAACCGAGGGTGATGTGATCATCCATACTGAGGTCAAAGACGGATCGGTTGGTATCTCATCTTGGGTCGTAACCGATACCACCCAACCAAACACCTACGGAGGATCAACAGGCATTACCTACTGCAACGTAGAGCTTGAACGACAAGGCTGGAGCCTAAGAGACAACCAAGCACACCCCATATCCAACGAGCTTAAAACCCAAACCTTCATGATGAACCGCTACGACACCGTAGCCGTGGTGGTGAGCGCCTGATTCACACAGGTTAGGGCTGCGAAAGGCTACCCCAGAGCGACAGCAACTAATCCCGAGCCACCCATTCATCAACATCTAAACCCGGCAAAGGAGGACTGATGTCATTGACGGCGACGCGCATTAGTTGAGCTTCTTCAGTGTCACCAGTAACCGGCTCGTCATCATCGTCATAACAAATATCGAACTTGAAACCGAGTGCAGCAATCTCGTCGAACACACTCATTCAATCACTCCCATCATGCGTAGAACATTCTCAACATGAGGCTGAATCAGTTCCTCAAACTCGTCTTGACGCCATTGGAAACCGTACCAGACCTGTTCCGTTGTTGCGGCTGTGTCTCCCAGCGCATCCGTCCACAATGGCTTACTGATCTGTTCGAGCATGTCCTCTATTGCTTCTCTCGATCCATTGTTCATCGTGAAATACTGGTTGAACGCTCTCGCCCAAATCTCCTTTGGCGATGTGACGTAGCGACCGTACCCCGCCGCTCCTTTGATCTTGCTCGTAATATTGCGTAACTCTGCCAGCGCTTCACTCCGACCGGCTGCTTGCATGAACGCCAGCATCTCAGCGCTTACATCATCAGCGACTTTCAAATCAGTGATTTTCAAGGCTTGGAACACATCGCCAACGTCAACTCTCAAATTCCCAGTTGCAAGATTTGCAATCGGAGTCCCAGTAGCACTTGCTTTGTCCTTAACAGCATCCACGGCAGCTTTCATGGTCTTTTCTGTGTGCCACCCATCGAGCTTCGGAACTGTCTCTGTGAACTCCTCACGGACTCCATCGACATAGCGTGCCCTCGTCACTTGTTTGTTACGAACCACTTTGTCGAGCCGATGACCGATCTCGTGAGTCGCTACGTTCTGCATTGAGCCAACCGTGACATCCTTGGCGGTACGAACCTCAATGATCGGTTCAATACCACCTTTGTCCATCCACGCACGCGCCTTTTCGTTGTACGCCTCAACCTGCGCTGGTGTGGCGTTGGCTTTCGGGCGACGTGGCTTCGCTATTTTTCCGGCCGCGGTAAATGATCCGCCTTCTTCGTGATTAGGGGTTTTTTTGAGAAACTTGACTTTGACGTTGCCAGTAGGAAGCGGCTGCGACACGACATAGCCAGCGTCGTCCATCGCTCCCAACACCACGCCGACTGTTTCTTTGGCTTGCGCTGTGTCAGGCAGATCGAATCCACCAGATACATTCCCAGCACGCGTCGCCTGTGAGTCAATAATTTCGGGAGCCACTGGCATTACACGCGAAGGAGCAACGTCATCCGCAGAGCTAGCAATACGGCGAAGTAAGGTCGCTCCATCGACCATGACTTCCGCTTCCTGCCAATTCAGCGCGGTTCCACCGAGCTTCTCTAAGTCTGCTGCGATGTCACCCGGCTGTAAGTGATATTCAACAACATCTCCATAGCCACGGGTATCTGAAAAGTTTTGAGCGGTACGTCGTGAGCGTGACGTTGAAGCGAAACGAGAATGCGCGCCAACATTCTCCGCTGAAATTGCCCCTGCACGATAAACCGTTACCGCTTCGTCGTTGTAGCTCAAATGTTTTACCTGTTGGAGCGTGGCTTGAAGCTGCGGTATCTGTTTGCCAGCATCAAAAACGTCGTCAAAGAGAACGTCGTTCATGTGACGCTCCCAGTTATCTGCATCTAATAAGGCTTCCAGTCGATCATCTCGCGCATTGTCGCCAGTAAAAAATTCAAGCAGATCGACTTCTTCACCGGGACCGTCCAGATCTTCGTCGTAGCGTCGCACCATCCGAGAACTAGCGTCGCTTGGAGGAGGACGCGGGCCAACTGGCTCAACAACATCGTCGCCAATGAGCGCACCACGCGCCCCTGGCCGGCCCACCACCGCGCCTGGTTGAGCTACGACACCCGGACTGAGTGCCAGATCCTCAATTTTGAGTCCTGGCTTAGAAGGCCGCACGAACTGCATTGGACTACCCGTCTGACCCGTCCCAGTCGTAGTCGGCAAACCAAACGTCATCGGATCAGGCAACATACGCACCACACAACGACAATTCGGATGCGCCGGAGGAGCCTGACCCGGCGGACCAAACGAATCACGTATCCCAACCGTCACACCGTTCAACGGAACACAAATCGGACACACGTCAAACGACGATGTGACCCACTGTTTTTTTGCGAGGGTAGGATTAACCAAACCCTGATCCGCGGCTTGCCACATGCCTTGCAGTCGTCCCTGGTTAGACGCACGCATCATCTCAGTACGAGCAATCGTTCGCGCCCGCGATCTTCTCAGCTTCGCACCATACTGATCAGCTTTTCGTTTCAAATCGACTGGGGAAATATCAGGATTTTGGCGAACAAGTCTCGATGCTCGATTCACTACCGCGTCCGCGTATCGAACCGTCAGACCTTTCGTCGCATTCCCGAACATGTGGCCGACCGCATAATTCCCGGCAATCGCTCCTTTCGGTGTCGGTATCTCATTCAAAATCTGAATCAGGTTTCGTGAAGTCTGCTGTCTCGTCAACCCTTCATTGAATGCGCGTGTCACAACACTACGAACCGACCGAACCTGACTGTCGATCATGTCGCGCACCATGTTGCCAGCAGATAGCGATGCGTAAGCCGTCGCCATCGGTGACGCACGATTGAACTTCATCGCTAACGCTGTTTGTGATGGTGTCGCTTTTTCAAATGTTTTCCATTGAGCAGCAACTTCGCGCTTAATCTCGTTGAACATCGCTGCACCAGACTGATCAACCTGCCACAAAGTGAGTTCGCCTAAGAACTGTTCATACGGTAAGAACGCCTCGACAACCCCACCGAGACTGTCGCCCCCGTTTGGTTTCATCCATTGTTCCTCTATGACACCGCTTGGGATGCGATTCCATGCCAACTCGACGGCATCTGCATACTCTTTTTCGTTGACCGTTAAACGATTAACTCCCGCAGGTCGATGCGCTGGCAGACCCGGCTTCCGTTTCCGCGAAACCGGGAACCGTTCGGCCTTACGAACACCAGCCGTGACTAAGACAGCGGTACGTGTCACACTTCCTCAGACATCACCCGAGGCAAACCAGCCGCCTCACGCAGATAGCCTTCCAAATCCTCGTCAGGGAACAACGGCGCACCAGCACCAGCAAGCTGTTGAACGAACGTACCCAAAGCAGCAAGATCCACGTTGTCCGGTGACTGGAAGTTAATGGACGGCGATTTCCTTATATCGAACCCGTTGATTCTCATAAGCCGCGGAACTCCATGCTGATTGAACACCTCGGCGATAGCGCCAAGCCACGCCGACAACGAATCGAGGAACAACTGAATCTTCGACACCGACAGCGCTTGTGTTCCCGTGGCCTGGTGGCCGAGGAGAATGAAGTCAGCAAGAACCGACATTGAGATTCGTTGGTCGTAGCGTTGAATGATTGCGTTCGTGTCGAACTGGCGTCGCCCACCTGTCGAAAGCAGTTTCAGATCGTAGGCCAGGTTGCCAGTGTCAGGATCGTAAGCCAACGGAAACACGATGCCTTCTTGCTCATCACGTTTAATGTTTCTGACGAGTTGCTTGATTGCGTCGAGTGCTGCGCTTTCCGCTGACGTGGCGTTGTCGCTCAATAACTGTGGTGGAACCATTGCGACCGGCAGACCAGCCAGGTCACGTTCAATGCCGATCGCTTCGATCTCTTGGATCTTGGTTTTGTAGTACCACGGCATGAAAGCATTTCGCAGAATGGAACGACCACGAGGATCGTTGTATTTCGTGGTGGTACGAAACAGCAACATTTTTTCGATTGGAATGAACACGTTGTCTCGACCGAACGTCTCACCCAACATTTGTTGTTGGGTCACTCCGTTGATGCCACCGTTAGGGTCGATGGCCCAATCCCAAATCGTGGACTGGCCTCTGATGGGAAGTTTTTTCCAACCGATCAAACCGTCCTC